TGTTATAGGTACCGGGGTACAGAAACGTGATCTTGTTGCTGTCTACTAGCGTGATACCGTTTGATTCAGCCGTATTATTACAGTTTACAGCATAAGCGGCTGTTGGGCTTGTGGACGCTTGGTTAGTCGTATCATAGAAAGACCCATAAGCCCCCACAGCACTACTAACCCATTGAGAGCCGTTCCAAACGACTAATTGGTTCAGGGTGCTATCCCAGTAGCGCTGACCTGTCCAAAGCTGGCTAGTGGGCCTCTCAGACGTGCTACCAGCCATTGTTAACGTCTTGATAACGTACTCTAAGCGACTAAACCATTGCGACCATACAGAAGCTAGCTTACCGCTAGCCTCTGTGATAACAGACTGGAATGGCGCGTTAGGGAAATTCATTTGCGCAGCAAGTCAGCAAGACTTACACCGTTCCTCGATACGATATTCGGGAAGCGGTCATCAAACATCACGTAATTGCGGGTACCTTCACCAGCGCCTCTTGATCCTTGGTCGAGATAGCGGATACCGGGGATGCCGAGTTCTGCCAATTGTTTACTAGCCGCGTCTCTTGATCCAAATTGAGACGCAAGATTATTGTATATCTGTTCTCCGGTTATTGGTGACATTTCTGCTCTAAGCGGCGATTCCTTTCCTTGTGCGGCAAACTTTTCTTTTAATCTTTGTCTGATTTCTGATCTGTTTCCGTAAACACTTTTATAACTTTGTTTCAGTAGTTCTTGAATGCTTTCTGATTGATTTGCGAATGGCGCATCCCAATCCAGCAAATGATGCTCACCTAACGGATCAGCCGCTTCTCTTGCAGCATCAGGCCATTTGAGCTCTACGTTGTAGAGGTGTCCAAGATCATCTGCTTGCGACAACATATCTTGATACCATTGGTCAGGCCTATTAGGATATACTAATTTTAACCCTTCTAACCCACCCCTTCTAGCAACATTCTGCGGTCCAGATACAACGTTTTTTGCATACTCTTGTGCTACAGGGCTATCAAAGCCTTGGCCAAAATACAGCCCATGCCCATACGCTTGTGCGCCCTCGCCTGTGCCGATCTTGCTAAAATCAAACTTAGTGTGGGCATGAGGGCTACCGTGAGAGGCGCGAAGCATTCCAGCCATGCCGGACAAGCCGCCGCCTAGATTGCTGGGACTAAACCCACCGGACCATTTCTCAAATTCTTCTTGCAAAACAGGATCGCCGCCGAAAAGACGCTCATCCTGTTTCTTGTTTTTCCACTCCTGAGTTTTAGCCCAGTTGCGGTAATCTTCCAATAGTTTTTGTAGTCCCATTACTTCGCCGCTTGTGCAATGTAAGCCGCTGCTCCGATGATAACGACCTTTATCGGGTCAGTAATACGGAACTTGAACACATAAGACCGAGAGACACCTAACCGTCTCCATTCTGCTCTGCGGAGGTACTGACCGATTGCACCCATCCTGATCCACATTTCTGTTCCGTAGGTATAACCACCATCACGGCTGACCTGTAGCATAATCTGCGGGTTGCTCCGCTCTCTGATAACAGTGCTATCAGATTCAAGGAGGATGATAGCATTATCCTCTGTTAGCAGAGCTTGATCGAAGTTAGTAGCGAGCGCGTCCTGCGATGATTCGTATTCGGATAGGGGTAGACCAACGCCCTGCTCCATATCGAGCCGTAGGCGGTAGATATGGAGCCTGTTGAACGTGCTGTTAGAAAATGTGTGTGGCGTAATCAGCTCTCTAACAATAGTATCGCCAGCATCAGTATAAGTGTTAGCGTCCAGTTTATACAATTTACCAGTTCGATAATCACTGACTACAATCTCATTCTTGAACTGCGCTCCCCATTGCGCGTAGTGACGGCCACCATTGGATGACAGCTCGGACCATGCTTGTGTACTGGCATCATATAGCCATGTCTTCCCCTCAGTCTGGAAGCTGATCTGATAGAACTCATGTCCGTTTTGACGGTATCCAAATGCAACGGCATCACCGGGATTCTGATACTGGCTAAAGAGATAATCTAAATCCGGGGTAGAAACGACAGTAGGGGCGTAATTCTGTACGCTGAAAACCGATAAACTGCCACGGCGGGTACGGCCAAGATAGAAAAGCATCCCACCACAGCGAGCCATAGACCAGCGAGCAACAACACCGACGTCGGTCGGTGATCCTGATATCCTTGCGAACGGGAAAGGAAAGCCGCCATTGTTTTGCCAATACTCCTGTGAAATAGTGCCTAAAAGAACAATATTGCCGTTATCGACTGTAACCGCCTCAAGGTTGTCAGTGTATGCCTCTTTGCTAGCATACTGTAACGGGTCCCAGTAGAACCCATCGTAATTACCGGATAGCCAGAATTGTTTGGTGCCGGTTACGTTGACGACAAAATAACTGTCAATGAACGCTACGGTATTAGCAACAGGAAAATCAACACCAGTGTAAGCATTAGTGATTTTGCGGAAGGTGTTGACGACTCGAATGTCACCCGTCGCTGCACCTGATACGGCGGTGTAAAAGGTCCATGTATTAGCCGGTACACACGTACCAATGCCTGTGGTCGTGGTAGCGGTTGCAGTAAAGACCGTCCCGTAAGCGGTTGAATCAGCACCTAGCCCCACCCAGTTAGCTGTACCGGGGACCGTGATGACGTACTCAGTGCCGATGACTAGGTTATTGGTCCCAATGACAAACGGAGGGTTAAAGACAATGTAAGCACCGGATGGAATATTCGCATCACCCTCGATGTTTACAATCTCATTTTCCTTGCGAGTGTGTAGCGTCTCAGTAACCGTGACTAGCGTACCTGTGCGGCTATATGCAAGGTCGCCTGTTGTCGGGGTGTAGATGTAGCCAGTCACCCCATCCACAATCATTAGCTGCAGGCCGTTGTCGGCCATGCTGACGTTGCCAGCCGTTGTCTCTAGCGTTCCTCGCTCGATGTAACTGCCATCACCCCGGACCTCAAGCAATTGGTCATAAGCAACGACAAACAGGGTGTTGATTGCCTCAAACCACCACATGCCACGAGCTGGCTGATTACCGAAATCAACAAAAGGAGAGAGCCCCGGCGTACCATAAGCGACCAGATCGGATTTATCATTATCGCGCCTGACCTCCATGTAGAGATTGAGTCTCTTTTGAGCTGAAATAGCCTTGGACCGGCCTGAGATGCCCGGTCCAAGTATCGCAAGTTCAGTGGTTGTAGGCATTAGTTGCGTGACTCAAAAAACTGTGATATCAAATAATGTCTGTAATATCTTAGCACGGCGCACTTACAAAAGCGTAAGTGATTGATTTATCTGCCGGTACTGTCGGCAAAAATATTATAACGCAAGAACCTACTTGACATTAAGGCGGTATCAGTCTGTAAGGTAACAGTTCTCTGATTCATGCGCTTAATAATTCTGAGCGCATTCTGAGCTAAAGCGACTGTGGTGGGCCTAATGTCAAACTGATATTCCTCCGCAATCCTGATGGCCAGATTGAATACAATGGCCTCCCAATAACCCGGAGGTAACTCAATATAACATGTCGGATCAGTAATCAGCGGTAATGGGGTCCATGAGGTCAGCGTAATCAGTGCTGGGCCTTGTGTAGACGGGTCGTTAGGTGCGTACAGCGGGTAGATGTACACCTCACCAATAGGGAAAGACGGCTGATAGTAGATATAGCCGGGGAAGTTCGTGCTGAGTGTTTTCAGCCTGATAGCGTTATAGTCATCATAGTTGAGTACCTGCATGGGGTAATCAACAGGAATGCTTCCGTTATTTAGCGTCAGATAAGCATCAATGATTCTAATGGGCCTAATGGTATTCCATGTCCCACCCAGGCCGATAGTGTACGGATTCTGGTTAGCGTTTAGCTGAAAGGCTTCACGCTTGACCTGATACAGCATCAGTTCCTCGACGCCCCACTGATCCAGCATCCGGTTCAGTGATTGGATGCCGTCAGCGAGTTCTGCCGCCGTCAGATCAGTATCAACGGCTGACACCTGAATCAACCGCATAGCAGCCCGCACAAGGTCCAAACCCGTGTATAGCTGGCCGACATTACTGGTTGAAGACGGAAGGATGCCTACGGGGTTAGCAGCCGCCCATGCGGCCGTGTTGTTCTGCCAGAGCGTGTCGGCCATTTCCCAGACGGTACCGGGAAGGTCCTTGATATTGTATATCCATGCGTTCTGGCAAAGGTTGCCGCCACCGATAACAATATCGTAGCTTATGGAGTTATCGACTACATAAAACGCGATGTTGTTATCGACTACAGCCGCCGGTTGCTGTATCTCAGTAGTACACGCAGCGTCAGAATAGATCGTGGTCAGTGTTTTAGTATTCTCGATGAATACCTGATAGACACAAGACCCTAGCTGGCTACCGGGAGGGGTCAGCAGGTCAATGGTGTAATACTTAGCCATTGTTAGCGGCCTCCAGTGCTTCAACCTTTGCTGATAGCTCTTTAATGGCTGCAACCAGTAGCGGGATGACGGATTGATAGCTCAACAACAAAGTTTTATCTTCATCATGGTCTTCAAATACCGCTTGCGGTAATACCTGTTGCACGTCTTGGGCAATCAGCATGGGTATATTTACCTGTTTCGAGTCATTGTTCATGTACCCGATGACACTGCGTAAACCAGATACCTTTGCAGTTGCATTCTCAATGTCAGAAACTATGGTTTTGACTCGTTCATCAGAATAGTTCACCCACCCTGATGCTGGACTAGTCCGTTGTATTTTTTGACCTGCAAACGCGCTGCCGTCCCAGTATGTGGCCAAAAAGTCATGGTTCGGATCGGGTCCAAAATCCCATCTGTCAGCGTTCGCAAACGTAATGGCTGTGCTGCCTACAGTTCCGGTTGTTGCGCCTGAGAATACGAAATCTTGCTGCTTGTTTGTTGTTCCAAAATAGACGTGGAATCTAGCCGCTCTCCCTCCTGAATAAAATCCAGTCCAAACAGTGTAATTACCAGTCCCGTTTGTTTCGTTGTATCTAGTCCATGCGCCACTCTGAACGCGATAGATTCCGTTTTGCGAGGACGTTGTTTGGTTTTTAACCAAAACAATCCCATTGACCCCAAGCGCAACTCCATCAATAGTTTGCACACCCGATAGGGTAATGTTTGCTGTTGTTGCTGCTTGACACGGTACGCTTCTGTTTTGGTAGCCGGGATGAATAGCGGCACACATGGTAAAGGTCGGAATCTGCTTGGTTCCAAGCATAAACCTACCATTATTGGGATTTACAAACGCAATAACTTGATTGGGGTCAGTCGATGGTGGCACTGTGCGCTGTGGCGCAAAATCACTAGGATTGACTATAAAATGCCCGTCTGTGGCATTAGACGTATTGATCTGGTAGTTGGCAAATGATCTACTTCTTGTCCATATATTGTAGGTCATGCAAATTTTTGCATCAGTGTCCATGTTTTCAACAATGGACGTGGTAAACCCACCTGAGCTAAACCCTGATCCAGTCGTTCCTGAAAACCTGATTTCCCCCAAATCGTCGCCATCAAGGACTCTAGTAAAGTTTTCCCCCTTTATAGCGGAACGACTTTTACCAAACGTCAAAAATGAACAACTAGCGTCATTTGAATATTGTATTAAGCCTAAATTGCCGCCAACATCACCGGCTTTCCCTGCAAGCTGACAAGAAATATACTGGAAAACATCATTGACAACAGGCGTTGTAAGTCCTTGCAAAATGGCATTATCAGTATATGTATTGGTACCGCTTAGAGTCCAGCCTGTGGAAGCGGCTGTTGGTGCTTGCCAAGTCCCATCAGCACGCAGGAAGTTAGTGGTTGAGCCGGTTGTGTTGATCGTAGCAATATTGCCTAATCCCAAGGATGCTCGGCCTGTTGCAGCGACTAAATTAGTGGCTCCACCATCCCATTGCAATCTCTGAGTAAAAGCAGCATCCCATTCAGCTTGTTTTGCTGTTGTTGGGATAGAGTATCCAGCAGTATATGTCAGGGTTAATGTGCCTGATGCAGTAACCGGAGAGCTGGACACGGTTAAGCCAACAGGTGCAGATAATCCCACCGAGGTGACTGTACCGGTTCCCGTCCCCGCACCAATAGCCGCTCTGAAGTCAAGAGCACTTAAAGCTGAAACAGTGTTGTCTGCGTTGAATCTTGGGAAAGTAACTGCGGCCTGATTTGGGATAGTAAAGAGATTGCCGCCCAAAATCGTGCCGCCAAGATTGAATCGGGCCTGTGCCGCATTATTAGCGCCGGTCCCACCAGAGGCTACCGGCAAAAGCCCAGAAATCAACGTGTCTCCAGTGGGATTTGTATAGATAGCCGCATTCCCGAGATACGTGACATTGTTTCCCGTTCCTCCGCGAGTTACAGGCAACACACCGTCCACCATGTCGGTTGCAAGAGCCACGCGCCCCCACGCGGGAGTTGAGCCACTAAGCAGTACCCTGTTATTTGTCGCTAATGGGTTGATCTGTCCTATATTGGTCGGCGTGGACGCATACAGGAGGCTTCCTGCCGTGTATGGAGAGCCTGTACCGTACCCTGTGCCGCCTTGTGTGGCTGGAAGAATAACGCCAGCCGTTAAGCCGCTGGCCACACCGCCGATGTTAATGTTCCAAGGAGTAACGCTGGTTGCGTTAGAGCCGTCACGCGCAGCCGCACCAATCGAGTTATAAGAAACGGTTACGTCAGTTAGACCACGCCATGATCCACCGGGGCTTATACCAGCGCCACTCGCGCTAAAGGACAGCGTATTAGGTGTACCAGCTTCAATAGTGATGTTGGCTGATCCATTAAACGCCACGCCGTTAATGGTTCTAGCGGTTGCTAAGACCGTGGCTGATCCGGCATTCCCTGTACAGGTGACTGCGGTTGTTGCGTTCTGTACCGTAGTAGCACCAATCACCCCGACTATATCAGCGGCGTTGGCCGTCGATATGGCACTGGTTCCGTTACCCTTGAGGATGCCTGTGATCGTGCTTACACCTATGCCGCCATTCGAGACAGTAACAGGGGTTGCAAGTGAGAACTGAGAGCCTATGAGATTCAGGCCTGTACCGGCAGTATATGACGCGGATGCACCAAAGAGCGCGAATCTTATCTCATCAACGCCTAATACACCGCTAGATGGGATGGTAGCCGCCCATGTGCTATTAGCGTTGACGGTACCGTTGGTGATGAATACCGTTGCGCCGTACAGTTCGCTCCATGTGTCAGCGTCGGCTGTTCTGGTCCACGGACCACCAGAAACGGCCAAGTAGATGCCGTTAGTTGCAGGTGCGCCCTGCTCTTTGACTAGCACTCGATCAAGGTTGTTAAGCGCCACACCGTCAACCGTTTGTAGGCCAGAAAGAGTGATGTTGCCCGTTGTAGCCGCTCGACACGCCGTCTTGATCTTCAGGCCTGTAGCAGCCGCGTCCACATAGTCCTTGTTAGCGCCATCAGTGCCTATAGCGGGGGGTGCAACATTGAGTATGCGGTTAGAGCCTACATTCAGGTTGCCGGTCATGGCGATACTGCCATCCGCTGCAACAGCACCCACGTCACCAGCGGTTAGAGTGTCCCAGATAGGCGCTAGAGCGCCCTGAGAGCGCAGATATTGCCCATTCAGGCCATTGGTGACATAGCTGGTAGTGTTAACGCCTGACTGATACAGGAGGTTGCCAGCGACCCCGCCCAAGACAGCGTTAGCAGTACCGGCTGTTCCAGCAGCCGGTACTGAATTACTCCAAAAAGGCGCAGATAGACCACCGGAGACTAGAACCTGACCGGGAGTACCAGCAGGAACAAACGAGGTGCTATTGAGATCAGCTTGGTACGGAAGCTGACCCAAGCCACCGCCGCCTATATTAGTGGCTTGTGCCGCAAATGAGGAAAATGGGATAGTATTGACCCATGTCGGCGGGAGAGTACCGTTAGAGGACAGCACATATCCAACAGGGCCAGCCGTAGTAAACGCCGTGTTATTAGAGGATGACTGATAAGGGATGGTACCAGCAGCCCCACCGTAAAGGTTATTAGCGGATTCTGATACTAGCCCCGTGATACTGGCCGCTGTAAAGCTCAGAGATAATCCAGATTCGTTACCATCACCATCTAGCACTTTCTTCAGGTCAGCACTTAGCCCCCCATCAATCTGTAGCAGGTTGCTGTATGTTTGGTTCTGATATAACGGACCGAGATTAGCCAT